TCGACAACAGCTTCTGGTTCTTCTTGTTTAAACATAGTTTGCGCAACATCAGAACGCATATCTTCTAAACGATCAGAAATCTTTTCTGCCATGGCAGCGTTAAACTCAGTTTCAATACCTGTAGCGTCTTTGTTAATAATTGCTGCTACTAAATCTAATGTACTCATAATATCTCCTTATTGACCATTTGGTTTTGGCGCATCAGCAACTGGTGCTTCAGACGCTTGGGGTGCATTTGCTTGCAGGAAGTTCTGTTGAGCAGCTTGTGTAACACCAGCTAGAACACCTGTGCGCTCGGCATCATTTTGGTGTTCTTCCTCATCAGCATCCATTTGTTTCTGCATCTCATTAATTTCATCTTCAGTAAGTTGAAGAACATTTTTACGAACCCAATCCATAGAGTAGAATCTACCTAGATATGGTTCAATCATTTGTAAGGTATTAACACGACCCAACAAAATCTCATTATCCTTTAACTCAGCATAATGATTGTCTTCAACATAATTATAACGAATGTCTTGTTTGATTAAATCCCACTCTTCTGGGCGAATAATATTTTTAGCTACTAACTGAACATATAATGCATCAGTAAATATTGTAGAAAACTTAGTGCGAAGTCTTACAATAAACTTATTAAACTTAACTTCATCACGACTAATTTCTTGAGCACGTCCAATACTGAAACCACCATCTTGTTGAAGGCGACCGATTGGTACATTCAATGCACGATATAGTTTCTGTTGGAAGTATTCAATGTCTTGGATCTCACCAAGATTTTGTCCACCTGGAAGTGTGGTAATTTCAGTACCCTTGCCACCTTCACGACGTGGCATCCAGAAGTCTTCCATCATTGACAAGTGGCGACGGTCATCACGAACCTCGCCTGTCGTTGCATCATAAACAATCTTGTTACGGAACTTGTTCATGATATCATTGACGTATTGTTCAGCTTTTACTTTAGGTAAGTTACCTACGTCAACATAAAAAATTCTGCGTTCAGGAGCACGAGAGATACGATAGATTACTAATGAATCTTCAATCATCTTTAACTGGTTGGTTGGCTTAATTGCTTTATGCAAATAAGACATCATCATACCAGAGTTCGCATCCAAGAAGCCAGATGGAGCATAAACAACTGAATCTAAGGATAACTTAACACCTTGAGTTGTTTGCTCAGTAATACCTTTGTCATTGTAAAGATAGTATTCTTGTACTTCTTTAACAACCTCAACACCTTGAGGAGTTCTTGACTTAATTACATTTTTAATCCTACGAATCTTACGTGGGTCAATGTAACGTAACTCAACAATCCCTTGCTTTAAATTCTTTTCATCTAATAGCACATGATAATAAACACGACCATCAACATACCAAGAACGGAAAATCTCATGACCACGTTCAGAAAATTCCAACAGCTTTAATATAGTGTCAAATTCAGCACGAATTTTTTTCTTGATCGCGTCAGAAACTTCAACGTCATCTAGATTAATAGTAACTGTTTGGTCTTCTTCATCATATACGATTGCTTCACTAACGATATCTTCAATAGCGCCATCACAATCACTGTAAGTGGCAACTTCACGATAACGACGGATTAGGTCGTTTTCGTTTTTAATAACACCATCTAGATCCATGACCATACCGTAGTAACCACCAGCATTTACGCCAGTGTTAACTACGGTCGATCCATCTTGCGGATTAGGAGCGACAATACTGTCTAACTCCCTTTCCTTCTTGCGTAATATCTCAAATCCAAATAACTGCATTATATAAAACCCTCAGGTTATTTAATATTAAAGTGGGAAGCTACCAACTGGAGTGTCAATAGAAACATTAACTCCAAATCCAGCAGCAGCACCAGTAGCAGATGTAAAGAAGTTGTATTGGAACTCTACATCGAACTGTTCAATAGCATTTTGTTGTTCGTAATCTAAACCGATTGCAGAAACAGTAGTTGGGTAAGCATCAACGAACTTATAAGTCTTGATGATTGCGCCACTACGATCTAATTGGTGAACTTGCAAGTCAACTTGGTAGTCTTCAGGATTAACACGACCAGAAGTAGTGTCATAGTTCTGAATACCAGATTGCCATTGCTCTAGTGCATTACGGATACCAAAAGTAGTATCGTTGTAAATAGTCACAGTCCATGGTTGGAAAGTACGCTCACCAGCAAAGTTAACTGGGCGACCACGATAAAGAACACCAATGTTCTCAATAGTGGAAGCAGGTAACTGAGCAGCTTTACACAAGAACTGTGCACGCTGACCAGCTACTGGACCAAGTGTAACGAAACTTGGGAAAGTAAGTTCAACACGGAATTGATTTGGGCGAGCACCGCCACCCAACATCTGCGCTTTAAAATCAGCAATATTTGCCATTTAATTCTCCTTAATTCTTTCTATATTTATCTACTATTATGCACCAACTTCAGTAAAGCTGATAGAAGAACGAGCAGCAATAAAGTTTAGAGTAATGTAGTTGATAGAACGATTTGGTTTAACGTAGATGTCAGCAACAAAGTTATTAGAATCAATAACTTCACCAGTGTTGTTTGTACCATCACAAACAACTTTGAAGTCAGTGATACCACGACGACCTTGTACATTACGTAAGAATGGTTCTACTAGGTTACGGAACTGGGCTTGAGTAAAGCTGTCATTGAATTCAAACAACTGGAATTTAGCAGCAGTAGCAATTGCTTTTTCCATAACGATAAACAAGCGACGTACGTTAATACGATCGAAAGCAGATGGTTTAGCAAGCAATGTCTTGTCACCGAATAGAACAGTACCTTCACCTGGGAAAGTAACAACTGGGTTAACACCAGCAGCGTAAAGAACATCACGATCTGCTTTAGTTGGGTTAATAGCCAATTTAACTACGTTCTTAATCTGACCACGATTTAGACCACCTGGAGAGAACCAAGGATCATTAGTGTTATCAGTGCGAGCACATAGACCAGCTACGTCACCATTCAATGGAACGAAACGATATACGTCATTGTAACGATCGTATTGGTATTTGTAACCAGAGTCCATCACAGCATATGAAGAACTTGGTAGTGCGTCACGGTATGCTTTGATAGCAGTAGTAGCAGTAGAACCAGCTCCAGTGATAACTTCACCAGTGCTAATATTCTGTGGAGAAACAAACGCTACGCAGTCAAGACGAGTTTCACAGATGTTAGAGATAACATAGTTTGCAACAGTAGAAGTCGCAGCACCAACTGGGACTAAAGAGATGTCGTAAGTTGCGTCATCAGCAAACAATGCCCATGCATTCATTACGTTAGCATCAGAAGCAGCTAGGTCATCAACACCACCTGATAGTGAGCGAGCGATTGGAGCAGTTAAAGCAACAAAAGTTTTAGCTGCAGCAGTCGTGCCCCAGTTAGTACCTTCAGTTGGGTGATCCATCCAGTAAACATACTTAGAATCAGTATTAACTACGTTCTTGTAATAGTTAGTTGAACCATTAGAAGTTTTAGCATCAGATGCTTTAGATAAGTAAGCAAACTTTTCTAGAACAGTATTTGGCGTACCAGTCCATAGACCATCTTCATCAATAACGATTACGTGAACTTCATCAGCTGAACCACCAACGCTAGTGGCGTAAGTAGAAGTAGATGGAGCAGTATTAAAGTTATCTTTGTATGCCCAAGTAGAGAAACCAGTTGCGTCACAGATAGAAACTCTTAAAGAGTTACCTAGTGCGCCTGGATACTTAGCAGCAAATTCACCAACAGTGCCAGCACCATTAGCAAAGGAGTTAATATAGTCAGTACTATTATTAATTTTAACACCACCAGTTGTAATAGCAGCAGTAAAAGTAGCACCAGTACCAGCGCCACCAGAAATTGTAACTGTAGGAGCAGAAGTATAACCAGTACCAGCATTGGTAATAGTTAAACCAGTAACTGTAGAAGCAGCAATAGTAACTGAACCGATAGTAGCACCAGTACCAGAACCTACGTTACCAATAGTAGCAGTAGGAGCAGAAGTGTAACCTGAACCAGCAGTAACAATAACCACAGCAGTAATTACACCGCTAGAAACTGTAAGAGTACCAGTAGCAGTAACACCACCAGCAAGCTGAGGTGCGCTAAAAGTAATAGTTGGAGTTGTGTAGTAACCAGAGCCAGCATTACCTAATGTAACAGAAGTAACAGTACCTGATAGAGAAGCTACAGCGTTTCTTGCACCAGTAGCGTCAGCACGAGCAACTAATAGTGCATTAGTATAAGATAGGAAGTTTGCTGCAGTAAAGAAAGATTTGAAGTTTCCATCAACTGGCTTACCGAAGATAGAAACGAGTTCATTCTCTGAGGTAACCTGAGTTGGGGACATAACTGGACCCCATTGGAAAGCACCAGCAAAAGCACCACGACTAGTAGATACTGCTGGAACGATCGCTGAAAAATCTTTTTCTACGACTGCAACGCCTGGAGATAATTGGAAAGGCATTGTAATTCTCCTTGTTAATAAGTTTTACTTTTAGACAGAAATCTTGTCTACCATTTATTTAGTTTTTCTTGGTTTTCTCAAAAATTAAGTGGTTCTTTATCGCCATTTCCATCATCATAGAACCCAAACGGAGTTAGTTCATCTTCAATCGCTTGAATCTGCTTTTCGTACATAATAGTTCTTAGGTTTATGTTATTTAGGTCTTTAAAATATGGCTGAGTTGTCAACCAACCGAAAAGAACTAATGGCATAACTAAGTCA